AGGTCCATTGTCTGGACGCGATCCTCGCGGAGGAGGTTGAAGCAGGTGACGGGGTGAATGCGACCCGCATAGGCGGAGGTGATACCGCGTATTTCTTGCGGGCGCACAGAGAGTTGAGTTTGAACGGGAGCCGTTCGGACGGTTTCTACAAGGTTTTGCACTTTAATTTCCTTTCGTGCGTTTCAGTAGTTTGTTGACGGTTTGAGCAATGGCTTTGCGCCGTTTGGCGCAGGCCTTGCATTTGTGGCGCTTCGGTTTCCGTTTCATTTAGAAACCGTTGCGCGAACCGGGCAGACCGTAATGATCACGGAGCGGGAGTTGGGAAAAGGAGCCAGTGTTACGCGGCTTGCGCTTATTGAACACGTCGTTGATTTCTTTTCTGGTTTTCTTGCCTTTGTCGATTATCTCGCCCGTGTGCGAGTAGAGATAGGCACCACCGTGGACGAGAGCGCCCCCGGCCAATTCGCCAAGGCCGATTTCCCACGCGTCAGGGTTTAGGCCAACCCATTCGCGGGAGCCATTGGCACCCGTGCGGTATTGAAAGGTCAAAGGCACGTTTTCAACGGGTGCCTTTTCAGCCTTTTCAAAGCCCGCAAGGTGGGGCTGTTGCCCGGTTTTTTCGTTGGTTGTGGTTTGGATGGCGGGTGCACCGCCAAGGGGAGATTGGCGATAGTTGCCAATGTTTGCCGCCTCGGTTTTGAGGGCGTCAATTTTTTGTTGATCAAGCATGACTTGCTGATCTTTAAAGACCTGATCGCGATACGCGTCAGAGCCGTTTTTAAGGGCGTTGGCGATAAAGGCGGAGGTTGAGAGCTTGGGTTCGGTAACTGTGTTGAACCCTTGCCCGCCTGTTGCCATCAGCGCTGTAAGCGGGTTGAACCCCGCTTTTAGGGCTTGGTTTCGGAGCGCAACCAGATTTGTTGTTGGTCCGGTTTTTTTACCACCTTTGCCGCCGAGAAGGGATAGACCACCTTCGATAAGAGCGGACCCCCCGGCAGAGTTGGCAAAGGTGCCAAGCGATGCCAGCCAAGGCTGGCCCGTTGCGGCCCCGATGAATGGCGCGGCCTTGCTAACGATCTTCCCAATACTGGAGAAAAGTCCCATTAGGAGGCCTTTCTGTTGTTGTGGGAAAGAACGAGGTCCAGAATGATGCCAGAGGCCCAGATAAAGACCAGTTCGGCAGCGTTGGAGACTTCGACACTCGCGCCATAGGCGGCGATGGCGGTCCCGGTCGCTGTGCCCATGCGGCGGAGCGCAGGTTTTAGGAGTTCCTGAAGCAGGAAGGATTTAAGAGCCATGGAGGCACCTCTTTTCTGTTTGCGGCACAACATCTGGTAGGTTGTGCATTGACGCACGGTAAACGTGCGCTGGACGGTTTTAGAGGTTCATAATCAGGGTTATGCGAACACCAGTAGGTAGTTTTATGTGCGCTGACGTTGCAGCGGGTATGCTCGATTAGCTGTTGAACCTCTGATAGTAGGGTTAACGGCACAAGATATGCACGTCAACCTACTTTCTGTTGCACCATGGAACAAAGTCCACGGAACGGCCCGACCCACTGCCCTTGCGGTTGTTTTTGGGGCGAGCCTTGCAGGTTTTGGCCTGAGGGAGGCCAGTTTGTGCAAGCGGGTTTTGGCGCGTGTGTTTCGACGCCATCAGGGCAGGAGCCGGACGCTTGCGGGGTTGTTCTGGTGACGCAGGTGCTTTCGCATCAGTAAGTCCAATTCGCGGATTTCGAATTGCTGCGCTAAGTGTGAGCGATGTTGCAACTTGCCGTCGGCGAAGGTCCAATAGGCTGTTGCGTTGGTCCACTTGCCGTCGCGGAACACTTGCTCTTTGACTGAGCGCTCCAGAACGTCTTTTTTTGCGGTCTTTGCGTCTATTGCTAGCCATGGCTTTTGTCCTTTGAAATACACATAGGTTTCTTTGTTGTCGTGCGTGATCGTGACAACATTGTCCAAAGTATAGAGGGTGACCGACAAGAGGGAAACATCAGCGAACCGTTCGTGTTCAAGTTTATCAAGCGTGCGGTATTTTTGGCCGATGTTTGAGGCCAGTTCATATTTCGGGACATAGTCCCATTCACTGTCCATTTGTTTTTTTGCGATCGGATCGAACCAGTGCTCTAGGAGAAGTTCGGTTTCGGGAGGCTCAGAGGCGTGGAGGATACGCCAAGCGTTCACATAGGTGAACAGGAAGCGTTCGCGCATTACCCCCCGTAGGAGGAAGCTGCGACGCTTGAGAGAGCCATCCCAGAGGCGTTTGAATTGATCGCGGAAGGAATATGCGAAGTCGTGAACGGGTAGACCGTCCCGAGCGATGGACCATGCCCGGTTGATAATCCAGTCATGTCCGAGAGGTGGTTTCTTGGACATAGCCAAGTGAGTTGTTTGCACCTCTTTTTGTTGGTCCTTTAGGACGTATTTAAGCGCATATCTGAAAGCTTTGTATTCCGGTTTCTGGAAGTAGCAGAACCCGTGGGGCCAATGATCGAAGGCGACCCGGTTGTCATAGCCACCGGGGTATTTTGGCCCGAAGTAGGATTTAAGGCTTTCAACGTCAATCTTTTTACCACGTAGGAAGAGAATGATATGCCAGTGAGCGCGAGCGGCATCACTGCCATATTCCCCGGTTACGATGTACCGAGGGTTGTACCCGTGGTTGCGGAGGCGTTTGAGAAAGAGTTGAACGTCTTTATAGACGAGAGTGTGAGCATGGGCGCGGCGATCCGGCAGGTCTTTAGTGCGCGCCAGCTTTTTATCGTCATAGGTGAGAGTGACCGAAAGGGTTTGGTCACTGGTAGATGTTTCGGCAATGCAACGACCACAGAGGTCGTCAACGCGATTATCGCGGCATTGCCAGCATTTGCGACAGGCCACGAGGCCGAATTCAGAGAGATGTTGGGGGGAGATACACATCGAAAGAAGTCCTTTTTGGAGTTCGCGGCCCTTGTGGCCAGTCACTAAATGCAACCATCTACAAGGAGGGGGAGGTTGGAGCGGATCGCCTAGGACAAATCAAGATTTGTCCTGGGCGATCCGGTTTGCCTATCGAAGGTGAGAGACTAGTTTCACGCTCCGATACTGCAGACACCCCTACTGCAAGCAGTAGGGAACCCCGTCTTTGTGCGCACAAGTGCGCGGCAAGTAAGTTGAAGTTTTTCTAGGCACCAGTGCCTTGCACCGTTTCAAGAAGCGGAGAAGGCGACAGGCTTAGAAAGGAGGAAGTTCGGGGTAATTTTCGGAACGGTACTTTTTGACCATAGCCTTGCGAGGCTTGCGAAAGTCCCAGTCCTTTTTACCGCGAGTTTGTTCAAAGGGGATTATGAGACCACCGTCGCGAACATCGCGCCAGTTGAGAATTTCCCAATGGGCAGGGTCCCAGAAATTCTCGTCAGGATCAGAATGGACAGGAATACCATCCCGATCCCAATCCCCGCCCCAGCGAACCTTAAGGTTCATTTTTCGGGCGGTTTCTTTGCCGATTGCGCCGATAATATCCCATTCTGCTTCGGTGAGGTCCCAAAGCTTAGCGGTGTGGATAATATCGACTGCCAGTCCGTAATTGTGAGGCGAAGCACCCGGCCCGGCCTTCGAGTTACCGTTACGCTTGAGCTCGTACTGTCTCGCGTTGTCACGATAGAACTCGTGGGCGTAGAAAGGCATTCCTCGCTTGGCGAGGTCCTTTTGGAAACGGTGATAGAACGTGACCACATAGGCATCAGCGCCTTCTGTTGAAGCGCGGTTAACGCGTTCAGCGTGGTATTTGGATTTGACTAAGTCAAAATCCATGATACGTCTAACGGCGCTCTGATAGGTTTCTGTTTGCACTTTGGACGGTGAAGGCGGCTTATCGGGTTGGGCGGGATTCTGGTAGACCCCGCCCTTTTTTGTCCCGTCAAGCATCCGCTGGAGGTGTCTCAGCAGTTTGCGAAGCATCGGAAGGTGTTCCTGTTTCTGGTGTTTCGGGAGCAGGGGCAGGGGCAGGGGTTTGTTGCTGCCCTTGTTTGATTTCCGCAAGGGTTGCGGCCATAGCCTCGTCGCGCCGCTTTTCGTTGATCTGAACCATGCGCATGATGCGATCTAGGTCAGAGTTGCGGCGGCCTTGAGGAATGGGTTGTGCGAAGGTGGGTTCATCCACTTTTTCGACAACGTGGGAGGCAGCAGGACCGCGTAGCGAGATATCTGTGTCGTCCAAGGAACGGAACAGAAGGTACAGCGGAACGGCCGAGGTGAGGCCAATAGCAAAGGTTTCATCGCCAGAGGCGACAAGCTTTGCGTCCTGCATATCCTCAGTGAAGGCGGCAAAGACATCGACCCGGTTCGAGGCGATGAGAGTAAGCGCAATGTTGCGCGTTTTGCCGTTGGTGTCGAAGGCCAAGACAGAGTTAGGCTCGACTGTTTCCCAGTTAAGGGGAGACTTGGAGTTGAAGGTTTGCACTGGACTATCCTTTCAGGTGCGTTTGTGGAGGTGTTATTAAACTGAACAGATCAGTTCAATTGTGCATACCTGCATGACAGGTATGCACTTTTGTTTTACTCGACCGGGTCATTCGTCTGATCGACACGCCCGGTATCCACGTCTGCGGAGATCGCGGCATAGTCGCCCGTATCCTCTTGCAGACCTTTACCAAAGACGGTGTTGCCGACGATCTGGCCCATGCCGACCGTCGTAATCTCGAACGGTTCGGACAGTTGGTCGCGGAACACATTATGGTGAATGTTTTCAGCGAGGTAGAAGTCAGAGGTAAGGGAGGGGTCCGTTTGTTCGACCGCCCAAATGCGTTGACGGTTTTCGTCAAAGGGGTCCCCAGCTTGGCGCATGTATTTACCGCCTACGTTAGGCGTTTTCTTGCGCCATGCGTGGTTAAGTGGAGCATAGCCAAAGACCAGATCAGGGTTGGCGTGAGAAATGTCCACATATTTGTTAGGCACTACGTCGACCATTTCAGGGTCGAGATAGTCGCGAGTGAACGAGGGAAGGGTGGAGGGGTCCGAGGTAAACAAGAAGGGGTCCTGCATACGTTCGTAGAGTTGTTCCGGTACGATTTCGACCGTGACGATGATGACGCCGCCAGTGTTCATGGATGGCGTGCGCACCTTGAGGCCGATGGATGTTTCCCCGGTTGTGACGCTTTCCTCTAGGTTGGCACTATCGGTCGCAAAGCGACGATTGTAGCCGATCAGAGTAGAGCGTTTTGCGAGCAAGATAGGTTGCGCGAGTTGCGCATCTGGCACGCGAATACCTTCCATGAGCAGATCAATGATGTGCTCATCGTCAAGGCCTTTCATTTGAGAGCGGATTTTTGCAAAGGCCGCTGTTTTCTTGGCTAACTCAATGTTGGACAGAGACAGGGTGATACCCTGATCTGCCAATTCTGCGTAAATATCGCCAAGGCCATCGGTAGTAGGGCCACCGGGGTTACGTGTAAACAGCGGATAGCCGCTTTCACTGCTAGAGGTTCCGCCTACGTCAGTCCCATCATCATTATAGTAACGCTGGGTTGTGGACGTTCCGCCACGATAATAGCCTCTAACAGGCAATTGAGCGTTGGCGATGTTGAGGTCAAGTTCGCCATCAAGAGCGGCCTGATCGAAGTCAGGCACGATGTGCGAGAATTGATTGTTTGACCACGGACACGCCGCAAGGCTTGTGTCCAGTTCGGTACGCTCAGTCAAATTCTTCGACATGGAGCGATAGAGGAAGTTCACGTATTGATTATACGAGGACAGGTAGGAGGTATTGATAAGCGCGCCAGAGGGCGCATGAATACCGAGAGCACGATAAAAGGGTGCCGCAGCGCTATACGCGTGCGTAGTAAAGTACGGGATAACGTCCCCACCGTCTTTATCTGCGATACCCTCATAGGAGCGGTTCATTCGGTCAAGGGAGCCCTCGAACCGATCCATTGCCAAATGGGGAACAAAGACCGCGCGCGCGGTTACCTTGATACCGTTGAGGAGCATTTCAGGGGTTTCCATCATTTCAACGAGTACGTTCAGGTCCATTGTCTGGACGCGATCCTCGCGGAGGAGGTTGAAGCAGGTGACGGGGTGAATGCGACCCGCATAGGCGGAGGTGATACCGCGTATTTCTTGC